TCAGCAATGGTATCCCTTTTTTTTGTACCCATTCGGGTATAAATAATCCAATTTCATATACATTAGTACCTCATCGGGTATATTTTATGGCCAATAAAATAAAGCATTCACAAAATATTTTGTTCAAAAGTGAAAAAAAAGTTAAAAAAGTTTTGCATAAATGAAACCTTTTGTATCTTTGTCCGGTATAACACTTAAAACAACACACATGACAAAACAACAAATGATTGATACAATCAAACAAGAGGAAAGGCAATTGTGGGAGGAGCTCCAAGATATGCTCGAGGCATTTGGAGTTAACGACAAAGCAACCGAATCAGCAACAACACGATGGGCAACCATCTCTTTTTTAATGGATAAACTTGAATTGAAATGAAAACACTAAACGAAACACAAAAGGACATCATCGGAACAATCTTCGCATTGTCCTTATTTTTCACCGTAATCGGTTATTTCACCGTAACGCAACCAAACTATGCGGAAAACGAGAAAGCTCCGCAAATCGAATCTAAGCACGTTCAATCGGAGGTATTGAATGCATATGGAGAGTTATTCACTAAAAAACAAGCACGATGAATTGGAAAAAGGAAGTACAAAGAATTGAATTAGATTTTTCAAACGTGACATTCAATCATTTTTCGGCCAATTATTACATTGGTGAGATTGAATTCTTTGTTGAAATCGAATATGATAAAACGGTGTTTGATCATGAAGATGGCAAATGGGCAATTGACATCGAAATCAAGGAAGGCAAATGGTCCAAGATAGGAGAGGATGAATATCATCCAATGGAATTTGAGCCATCATACAAAGATTGGATGCTTTCAATGGTTGAGCATTGTATGGATGAGCATGAATTCTTGAGTGAATTCACATGGGGAGATGGTGATTTTTTTGACTTTGATGAATGGAGTTTATATGGTATTTAATTTACAAAGGATGATCAAGTTTTGGACAACGAAATCATCAAATGAAGATAAGGGAGGGAGCTTCAATCTTGAGTTGTATCTCCGGATATGTGAAATCAAAATGAATCAAAAGTTATGACACCAAAAGAAAAAGCGGAAGAGTTAGTATTGAAATACTTAAGATTAAAAAGACATAAAATGTTTAATGGATGGTGGCATAAGATGATATCAAAACAATGTGCGTTGATTGCAGTTGAATTTTCAAAGGAATTTATCACAGGTGATTTATCTGAAGCATTTGACAAGTTTTTATATATACAAGATATTAAACAAGAAATTGAAAAGCTATGAACTATAAACTAACATACACAATCGGAAAAAGAACGGTGCAAGAATGGTACTTCCATTCCAAGTCACTTGCATATTGGATGAAATCGGAGCTCCTAATCAAGGGAGGATATGATATGGGGAAATTTAAAGTGGAGGAGATATGAATCAGCATCGAATCATGAGAGTAATTAAGCTCATTGCATTCCTCCAGGAAAGAGCTCGTCACATTCACACCATTTCCAGGTATCTTGGAATCAGTGAGAGATCAGTATACCGATACCTCAAGATGTATGAGCAACTCGGGTACCAGGTAGAAAAGGATATAAACAAAAAATACTTTATCAAATGAAACCATCAACCAAATTACTTGCAATTGTGGGAATCCTTCCGGTCATTGGTGATTTCATCGAGGACATGAATGATGAGAAGATCTTCACCAGGTCAATCAAACAAAAGGCCAATATGTTACTCGATGAAATTCGGAGGAGTGATCAACGACTTATTGGTGATGCCGGTGAAGATATATGGAATCAACAAATGGATATACAAATGGCATTCAGACAATGGTTAAAACAAGCGGAAGATGAACAAAGAGGATAAAATAAAAGCAATTGAAACAATCATCATTCGAGATGGCCTTGATACACCAAATCGATCACAAATATTGACAATGAAAAGGAGATACTTAATGTCAATGCTTAGATCATTTGGCATCCCATTTCATAAAATTGGGGAGATGTTCAATCGAGATCATGCAACCGCAATTCACAACATTCGACAACATCACAATTCAATTGATGCAAAGGACAAATATTATCTCACCATCATCAAGGAATGCGTTGATGAGCTCGAATCACCTCCGGAGGCAAAATATCAACGGTCATTGCGAAATGATATCCTCCGATGCACATCATACAACCAAATCAAATCAATCAAAAGGAGAGTGTTGAGAGGGGAATATGAAGAGCTCAATGTTGATGAGGCGTGACAATGTGACAATGCTCTTATATAGGTACTCTACAAAATATTATAAAAAGTGAAAGAGGCAAATTTTTTTCATACCGTCACCGTCACGCTTTTGCTGAAAATGAATACAGATAAAGGATATAGGCGTGACGGTAATTTTTTACATTGTCATTATTGTCACGTTATTTTTAAATTTTTAAACAAATGCAACTTTAATTGAATGAGATTCGTTATATTTGCAAGTGGAAGGCAGTCCATATAAAAAAAATTATTGATAACCTCATTTAGGAGTAGTGCTGCCTCACGAAACTGAATGGGGTTTTCTCATTTTTAAGGCAGTAAAATGAAAAAAATTTGGAAACAAATACCAGGATTCCCATCTTATTTTGTTAGTATAGATGGAAGAGTATTATCTTTGAAAAAATCAGAACCAATTATCTTGAAAAATCAAACAAGATTAAAAGGATATAAATTTGTGAATTTAAGAGAGGGTAAAGTATCTAAATTAATTGATGTACATCGATTAGTTTTGATGACATTTGTTGGAATGCCTCCAAAAGGAATGGAGTGTGATCATATAAACAGAGTAAGGGATGATAATCGCCTTGAAAATTTAAGATGGGTTACTAAAATAGAAAATGAAAGAAATAAAATAAGACACACTAAATGAAAGTATCAGTTTTTAAGAATCTTTTTAGCTCAAAGGACACGCCATATGAGCTCACAATTCATGAAATTTACCAACGCATAAAAGTTGGAAGTCTTGAATTGATTAACAAAATTAACAAAATTCGCTCCCTTGATAAGAGTGATCCGGAGCATGACCGGTTGAAAGCATCACTCAATGCAATCATGTTCAATGGTATCTTTTCGGAACGCAATGACAATTCACTCATTGAGCACTCCGGATTGTGCGTGTTGGACTTTGACCAATATCCATCAAGAAAGAAAATGGAAGAGGAGAGAGCTCGATTGATTGATGATCCCCATGTGATGATGGTATTCACATCTCCGGGAGGAAATGGACTCAAGGCGGTGATAAGAATACCGAAATCGGATAAGCTCGAGCACAAAAGGAGATTCACCGCATTTGGGAAATACTTCCAATCCGATTACTTTGATGTCAAGAATTCAAACGTATCTCGAGTTTGTTTTGAATCGTATGATCCGAAGATATATTTTAATGAGTTTTGCCAGGAATGGGAAGGAATTGAAACCGATGAGGGATATCAATATACGGAACGTACTCCCATTTGCGTATTGAATGATGAGGATAAAATAATCTCATTGATTGAACGCTTTGACCATGGATGCCAATTCGAGGAGGGGAGCCGAAATCATTTTGTGTTCAAATTGGCGTGTGTGATGTGTGAATATGGCATCGACAAAGGCACAACCGAGCAATATATTTGGACCAAGTATTGTCAAGGGAGCGGATTTGAGCATGGTGAGATGTTGACATCCATCAATTCGGCCTATAAAAAAGCAAATTTCTCCACTAAATACTTTGAAGATAAGGATACATTTCATAAAGTAAAGCAAAAACTCAAGAGCGGTATCGCAAAGGATGATATCAAGAAACAATTGGGAGTTGCTGATGACATCATTGATGATATCAAAGAGGAGATTGCATCCGGTGATGATGTTTTTTGGATGGTTGACTCGAAAAAAGGAATTCAAATCGAGCCAATCAAATACTCCGAATTCTTGGTGAAAAGTGGATTCAACAAATACTATCCGGAAAATGCGGAAAGACCTACTTTTGTCCGAGTGAAAGAGAACAAGGTCCGATTGAGCTCAACGGAACAAATCAAAGACTATGTTCTCAATTATCTCCTCGACAAAAATGAGGTTGCCGTTTGGAATTACTGTTCACGATCACCTTATCTCTTCAATGAGAATCACCTCAACATGATTGACTCGATTGATATCTTCATGTTGCAAGATACAAAGGATGCATCATACATCCCATTCAAGAATGGAGTGGTCAAAGTATCCAAGGATCAAGTCAAGGTCATGAGTTATATCGATGTGGATGGATACATTTGGGAAAATCAAATCATCCCACGAGATTTCACATTCATCAAGGAATCAACCAATGACTTTCAAGATTTTGTATCCAAGGTATCAGCGGATGATGAGGAGAGAATTCTTTCCCTTGAGTCAACACTCGGATACCTCATCCATTCATTCAAGGATAAAACGGATCAAAAGGCAATCATATTCAATGACCAGGAAATCGATGACAATCCAAATGGAGGAAGTGGAAAGTCATTGATGTTGGCAGCTCTTGGATATTTCCGGAGAGTAGTCAAGATTGATGGAAAAGCATTCAATCCTGGGAAAAGTGATTTCGTATATCAACGCGTGAACTTGGATTCTCAAATCCTTGCATTTGATGATGTGAAAAGAAACTTTGATTTTGAACAATTATTCTCAATCATCTCGGAAGGTATAACGGTCAACCGAAAAAATAAGGATGAGATATTCATCCCATTTGACCGATCACCGAAGATTGTAATCACAACCAACTATGTGATAAGCGGTGCCGGGAGCTCACATGACCGGAGGAGGCATGAACTTGAATTCTTTCAATACTTCCATTCGAGGAGATCACCGCTCGATGAGTACGGCCGATTGCTATTTGATTCATGGAATGATGATGATTGGATTCGCTTTGATAATTACATGATCAAGAACTTGCAACTATTCCTTGCAAATGGATTGACCAAATCAATATCCATCAATGCGGATGCGAAGCGATTCATTCAATCCACATCGAAAGACTTTTATGATTGGACCGAAGAGGGCAACCTTGCACTCAATGTATACCACTACAATAGTGGAGTGATGCAACAATTCACATCCGAATTCAATGGATGGAAGGATCTTGAATCGAGAAGATTCCTCAAGTGGGTATCCGAGTATGCTAATTATAAAGGATACACCATGACCAAAGGAAGGAATCACAATGGGAGATACTTTGAGTTGAGCATTCCCGGAGCTCCTCCGGTGAAAGACTCGGATGATGTATGGGATGAGTTGAATGAAAAAGCTAAAAAGATATGATACAAATTGGAGATACAATACAAGATGTCGAAGATGGTGATTGCTATTTTGAAGGAAAGGTAACTCAATTGAATACTTTTGGCGGTGTAAAAACATACCAGGTCACACGAGTAGTTTGGTCCGGAGTAGATGAAAAAAATGATGAATACCTCAACCAAGTAATTGAGCCAATGTGGTGGTATATAACTAAAAAACATAACAAATGACCAAAGCAAACAAAGAACGCCTCAAGGAACTCGAGAGAGCTCTCACCAGGGCAAAGTATCCGAAATTGCCATATGTGGATTCATTCCTCACCAATTGGCAAGATAATTCAGCGAACGCACTCACCAAATCAATATGTGGATTCCTTCAAATGAGTGGATGCCAGGCGGAACGAATCAACACAATGGGAGTGTATCGCCAAACGAGGCGAACCGATGGAGTGATCTCCGGTGGAAAATGGACCAAGGGAACCGGAACACCAGGATCCGCGGATATTTCCGCAACCATTCGAGGGAGATCAGTGAAGATTGAGGTCAAGTATGGAAAGGATCGACAATCCGAAGCTCAAAAGGCATATCAAAAAATGATTGAGGATGCCGGTGGGGTGTATATTATCTCAAGGACTTTTGATGATTTCATCGAATTTTATGATGATTTCATTGCTAATCTAAAATAGTTTATTATCTTTAACGAAATTTAACACACACAAAAATGGAAAAGAACACAAAAACAATCGCAACATTGTATCAAAAGTTGCACCTTGCAAAGCAGCAAATCGGAAAGGTTGCAAAAAACGCAACGAATCCACATTTCAAAAAGTCGTATGCCGATATCAATGCACTTCTCACCGCGGTTGAGCCAATTCTTTTGGAAAATGGATTGATTTTGTTGCAACCAATCATCGGAAATGATGTGGTAACTCGTATCATTGATATTGATTCGGGAGAAATGGTTGAATCATTCATGACATTGCCAATGATTACGGATCCACAAAAGGTATTGAGTGCGGTTACATATTTCCGAAGAGGCACATTGCAATCACTTTTGTCACTCCAAGCGGTGGATGATGATGGCAATACCGCATCGGTATCAACACCAAGCAAGCCGGGATTGGATAATAAAAGATTTGAGCAAGCAATCGCATCAATTCAAGCCGGTAAGTATACCAAAGAGCAATTGATTGAGAAATGGACATTAACCGAGTTACAAATAAAAGCATTGGAAGTATGAAGTGGCATCCATCTCAAATCGGTAACCTCATGACCAATGGTCGAGGAAAGAATGATATCGGTGCAACCGCAATATCATATATCAAAAAGGTAGCAAAGGAGAATTTCTACGGATACAAAACCGAGCTCAACACAAAGCAAATCATCAAAGGGAAAGAGCAAGAGCAAGATTCAATTGATCTTCTCAACTTGGTGAGATTCACCAACTACATTAAGAATGACATTCGAGTTGAAAATGAATGGTTGACCGGTGAATGCGATATCATCACCGAGAATTCAATCATCGATGTCAAAACATCATGGTCATTGGATACATTCCCGGCATTTATTGAAGATGCTTATAATTCTCATTATGAGTGGCAAATGAGAGCATATATGATGTTGTATGATAAACCATCGAGCGAGGTGATCCATTGCATGGTAACAACATCGAATGAGCTCCTCAATGAATGGGAGAATCTATCAATCCATCGAGTGGACCATATTAATCCGGAAAAGAGAATCACCGCATTGTATTTTGAAAGAGATGAGGAGGTTGAGAATCAAATCATCGAGAGGTTGAAAAAGGCAACCGAGATATATAACGAGTATTATTCACTACTAAATGAAAAGTAAAATGAAAACAAATCAAGAATTAATCAATGACAAATTAAATGAACGCAAATTCAAAAGCCGGATATATTCCACGAGGGAAATATCTCAAATCATTGGATTGCAAAATCATCCGGCAAATAACAACGGATCATTGAAATCAACACTTTCAAATCATCCGGATTGGTCATTTGAATGTGGAAGGTCATGGATGTACATTGGCAACAAGAAAACAAACAAAGTGAAAACCAAGCCATCAATTGAGCATCGAAATCAACAACGAAGATCGATATCAATTTTGTGGGGATTAATCAAGATAAGATGAAAAACAAAATCCTCGCAATCATCACATTGATTCTAATCATGGCAATGATATTTTTGGTAGGTACGGCGATCACATCGCAAATATTCAAAGGAACATTTTAAAACAAATACAAATGGAATTATCAGTAACCGGCAAAATCAAAGTGATTGAGCCAACAAAACAAGTAAGTGAGAAATTCTCGGTGAGAGAATTCGTTTTAACAATCCCAAATGGAGAGTATCCTCAAGATGTGGCATTCCAATTGTCGCAAGTGAGATGTGCATTCTTGGATAATTATAAACCAGGGATTGACATCACCGTTAAATTCAATTTGAGAGGAAGAGAATACAATGGGAGGTATTATAATACTTTGGATGTATGGGATGTGAAATCAACACCAATGGTCGATGAGAGCTTTGACGATTCACCTTTCTGATTCGGATACAATTCGTGACTTCATCGAGAAAGAGGTGAGGTCACGAGTATCCAAGCGGTACAAACTATCCCATATTGCGGAAGATATGGGAATCACATACCTTCAATTGTGGAGATTTCTCAAGGGATCATCGGTGAATGAGGAATTCTACATCAAATTTTTTAAGTATTATGCGAAATAGGTATTTCATTGCCTATGTTGGCACAAAAAACGAGAATCCGCACATGATCATCACTCGATTTCAAGATGTCTTTGAGGGAATGCGAGTCAACTATGCCATCGTATTAACCATGGAAGATGATGAGGTGTATATCGAGGAGGTTGATCGTGCGGTTTTTATGGATGTACAATGTCAAATGAATTAATATGGAAAAGAAAACACCCGAGGATATCATCGTGACCAAGGTTGCAATGAAGTATTTTGACCGGTCCGAGGTAGGTATCAAAAAATATGGTACCACATTGGAAAATAATTCCTTACCTTTGATGGAATGGTTGAATCATCTCCAGGAGGAATTGATGGATGCCACACTTTATATTGAGAAACTAAAACAAGAAATATGACCTACTTAGCTTCACTCGCACTCGCATGGTTCTTTGTATCATTTGAGCCGATTCAAATGGTGTGGGATAATCTCGCAATGCGAATCAAACCGAATCACTTGGTCAATTACATTCATGCCGGACTTGGTTGTTTCAAATGCATGAGTTTTTGGTCCACATGGATCATCACCGGTGATTTCATTCAAGCAACTATTGTATCATTCATTGCGTTTATCATTGAGGAATGCTTGAGCAAATTGAAATAATACTAATCGAGGAGATAATCAATGCGAGTGATTTGGTGAGATATTCCAAGAAATCACTCAAGTCACTTTTTCGGGTGTATGATAAGCACAATGGGACCAAAACAACGAATTGCTTTTGCACCTCGAATGATCGGAAAATCATGTACAAACTTTTCACCAATTGGTATGAAGCGAATACTTGATCGGTACATATCAAAACATTACGATGAGGTATTTCGATACACCAGGTATTTTTGTGCAAAATACAATCCGAGATTGGAGCCGGATTTAGTGATCAACAATGCATATCTCCATTGCTTGACCATTGAAGAGAATACAACCGATGAGAATAAGGTCAAGAGCTATCTCCTCAACTCAATCAAAAAGCAAATCATTTGGCAAAACCTCGATACAAATAAACAAGAGAGG